TGGCCACAAGCCGCTGGTGGTTCCAATCTTCTTGAAGTAGATAAGATAGATCGTGTAACAATGTCAGGCTGGATGGATGAATCCAGTTATCGTGTTACTGAATATTGGCGTATGATTGAACGTCAGAAAACTCTTGCTCTTTTTGAAAATGGCAAGATGTATGAGATGGACGAGACGAACACTGAACAGATTGTTCAAGAGAATGGTGCACCAGTAAAAACTCGTATAGTTTGGTGTCGTTATGCTCAGATGCACTACTGTACTGGATGGACTATCCTTGCTGGTCCCTACGAGTATCGTATGAATCGTTTACCGATTATTCGTATGTCTGGTCGTATTGTTAATGTTTCTGGTCGTCGTATTCGTTATGGTCTTGTGCGATTTATGAAAGACCCTAGCCGCCTAAAGAATTTTTGGCGGTCAATTGCAGCCGAGCAATTGGGTTACGCTCCAAAAGCCCAATGGTTGGCCACCCAGAGTGCGGTTGAGGGACGTCAAGCAGCCTTTAGGCGTGCCCACTTGACGCGTGATCCGCTATTGGTTGTTAACGATGAGGCGATCATCGGTCAGAACATCCAACGGATTGAACCTCCCGCCCCCCAAGCAGCCATCTTCCAAGAGGTGGCAATGAATACTCAGGACATGAAAGATGTCAGTGGTATTCAGGATGCTAGTCTAGGCATTCGGTCTAATGAGACTAGTGGCCGAGCGATTATGAATAGACAGCATGAAGGTGACATCGCTTCTCAAACATATTATGACAACGCGGATGCTGCTCTTCTCGAAGCTGGGGACGTAATCAACCAACTCATTCCTCAGATTTATGATGGAACCCGAGTTGTGCGCCTGATCGGGAAGGACGAATCAATTAAGTTCCAAAGAATTAACGATCCTATGGACCCTCACTCTGTGGACCTCGGTATCGGTATTTTCGATGTGGCTCTGTCCACTGGTACATCCTACACAACTCGCCGTGTTGAAGCTGCAGCTGCAATGATGGATGCTATTCAAGTGTGGCCCCAGTTGATGGAGATTGCCGGCGACTTGGTTGTAAAGGCTCAGGATTGGCCAGGAGCAGATGAACTTTCAGAACGTCTGCGGAAAACTATTCCACCCCAGTTCCTAAACCCTGAAGATCAGCAGAAAGCTGGACCCCCGGCTGTTCCGCCTCAAGTGGTTCAACAAATGCAACAAGCACTTCAACAACTACAACAAGAAAATACACAACTTAAACTTGATAAGACTCTGGAATTTAAGAAACTAGAGATTCAGTCTTATGAAGCTACGACAAAACGTATTTCGGCACTTAATCAAGATCAGGGTAAAGAAACTCCAGATGATCTTGGTGCCCTAAACACACTGCTATCTAACGCTGCTAAAGTTGATGAACAAGATATTCAACGTGCTCAATTGGAGCATGGTATGGTTATGGATCATGCCAAACTTGGTCTTGAACATCAAAAATTGCAAGTGCAACAACAACAACATGAAGCCGCAAATGAACTGGCTCATCGACAAATTTCGGCACGACCCACACCAACTGCTCAGTCTGGTGGGACGACAAAAAAGCCGCAATCAGGTAGAGCAATCGGTTAAAGGACCGCAAAGACTGTATGAGTGAGACTCAAGTTACGACTGAAGTTCAATTTGAAGATGCTGATGATCTTGACGCTTTTTCAGATGGTTTCTATGGTAAGAAATCCGCTGAATCTACTGAAACCAAAGTAGAGGCGGCACAAGGTGATAGTTCTTCAACTACAGTCGATACGCAAGCTCAAAATGATGATGAACAGGATGAAGCCGAACTTCATGAAGAAATTCCTGAAAAACCTAAGCGAAAGACTGTTCAAGATAGAATTGATGAAGTAGTACGACAACGTGAAGAACAAAAGCGAGAGTCCCAAGCTGCAATAGCTAAACTCCAGCAAGAAATCGACGCGTTAAAGAAAGGGCCGACAACTCAAGAAGTTGTTTCTCCAGAAGAGCCGACACCAGATGCTATTAAAGATGATGGTTCTCCGGTTTATGCTCTTGGAGAATTTGATCCTCAGTATATTCGAGACCTGACTAAATTTACTCTTCAACAAGAAAGAGTAAAGGTTCAGGCGGAGATGGCTGAAACTCAACGACAATCCGTGGTTCAACAAGAACAACAAACTCTACAAACTTCATGGAATGATAAAGTCGCAACAGCTACACAAGAATATCCAGACTTTGTTGAAAAAGGTCAGGAGATGCTTGCTAATTTTACCGACTTGGATCAAAACTATGCAGGTTATTTGACTAATGTTCTTATGTCTATGGAGAAGGGGCCAGAGGTTCTGTACTACTTGTCTAATCATCCTGAAGAAGCGATTTCAATTGTAAACAGTGGTGCTCAAAGAGCGACCCTCGCACTGGGTCGGATTGAGTCTCGTTTTCTTCAGAATGAACAACAAGCTCCAAAGATAAAAGTTACCCAAGCTGCTCCGCCTCCCGTTGCACGGGCTCGTGGAACTAATGGTGCTTTTATTGCGGTAGCTCCCGATACGGATGATCTGGAGGCTTTTGAAAAGGAATTTTTTAAACCTCGAAGATACTAACATCCTTTTTCACTCATAAAGGAGTAATTGTCTATGACTACTGGTGGCGCTAATGTCACGGTTGATCAGGCAAAACTGGTTCTTAACTCGTTTGCTGCGATCTTCCAAAATAACTTGACTTCTGCTGAACTTGTAAGTTGGCGGAAGTTTGAAAATGAAATGAATGACCGAAATGCCTTGACTGTTGTTGAGCAAGTCGTTCCTCGCTATTTGGTTACTCGCACCACGAGTGGTGTTAATAACCTGAGCACGAACGATGTGCAAAATACTGTGTTTGGTTCGGAACAATTCAAAATTCAAGATGTGTTTGGTTCGTCTATGGGTTGGGGCGACTTCGTGAAGATTCGCGATGTTGGTGCTGCTCGTGAGAGTGAAGCCCTTCGTGGTGCAGCTCTAAATCTTGCCGAACAAATTGATGCGTACATCCTTGCCTTCGTCGTCGAAGCTTCTAACAACTGGCTTGGTACTGCTGGTGATCCTATTTCTCAATGGAATGATATCGCCCAGGGTTACACACGCCTGAAGGAAGAAGGTGTTGAGGACACGGATTTCCGAGCTGTCCTGTCTTATTATGACAAGCAAGCTCTAGGAGCTGGTATCGTTAACCAACAAGGCATTGGTGCGTCCTTTGCTGCTGCTGGTAACGCGTCGCTTCCTGGTATCGCTGAAGGAGTTTACCGTAAAGGTTTTGCGGGGGATATTGGTGGTATTCCCACTATGTTTACCCAACAACTCCCTACCCTGGTTCTTGGTTCACGGAACACCGCTGACACGGCTATGAATGGTGCTAATCAGTATTCTGATTATGCATCAGTTGCTGTTAGCCCTGCTCCTGGTCAGTATATGACTCAAACTGTGAATCTTACTATTGGTGTTGGTACGGAAACCCTGAAGGATGGCGAAGTCTTCACTATTGCCAATGTGTATGCCTGGGATAACCGTTTGCAAGCCGCTCTTCCGCATTTGCAGCAATTCCGAGTGCTCGGTAATTACACTGCGACTGCTGGGGCTGTAGCTAATGTTCGTATCTTTCCCGCGATTATCGTGCAGAATGCCAGCCCCTCGGGTTCGGACTTCAACACGATCTCGAACAACACCGCTCACGCGACTGTTGACTCGATCCCGGGTGCGACTGCTGCACTCACCTTTATTGGTGCTGCCGCAGCTTCGGTTCGTCCGCGAGTTATCACGTCTAAGGATGCAGTAGTGATTAACACGGCTGATCTGATCATGCCGGCTACTGGTATTGGTTCTCGTAAGGCGTTGACCAAGGTTCCGCTTAGTGTTCGCATGTGGCAGAATTCTGTGTTCAATACTGGTGAACACCAAGTTCGATTTGATGTGGCTCTTTCGGCTAATGTGGTTGATCGTCGTAGGATCGTCCGTATTAACGGCGGTTCTGGGGCTGATCAATAATAATCTAAATAGGGGGAGGGTCTTTATTTTGATCCTCCTCCACATTTCTTTAGGAGAAGCTCATGGCTGCGGCCACAAAT